TCCACCTGAACTTCTTTGACCAGAGCCAGGGTTTCCACCGCTGTACCCACCACCTTTAGGGTCGCCACTGACTCCATTTTTAAACAACCTAAGAGGTCCTGTTCGATAAAGTTTTTTTCCTACTAATTTCATAGTTAAATCCTACAATTTTAAAGCGTCCTCTACGCCAATGGATACATAAATATTGTTGTCTAAAGCTCCAATAATTGAAACATTATTTTTTAAGTAAAGCATTAAAATGTGGTTAACATTATGATGCTCTACGTTTACTACCCCTGTTATAGAAGGTAAGTCATATTGTTTCGCTACTTCTGCTAACTCTCTAATATATCGTTTAACTACTCTAAACCCTCTAGCTGAAGGTTTAACGTAGATGTTTTCTAAATATAAACATTCTTGCTTTAAAGAGTACTCATAAAATCCATCTTCATGTTCTACTACTTTATGGTTTTTAGTCTCTCTGATATAATCTGCGTATAAAGACATATTCACTCCTTGTCTAAATATTATTAATTACTTTTAAATGTTCTACTTTGCTTAATTTTCCAGTCAGTAGCTTTAGAGCCAGCTACAAATAACATCTGAGATAGGCTAACCCCTTTCCCATTTTGACCAGCTTGCTGCAAGGTTTCTATTTTTATTTTCATAGCTTCACATTTTTGTTTTTTAAAATTGACCCTCATTTGATATTGCATAACGTCCTTACCACCGTAGGCTATCGCAGTGGTATAACTTCCAGTTGTGCCTCCTGGGTCTCCATAGTACCCTGGTGCAGATACTCCTGTTGAGCTTACACTATATCCTGGGTCTCCATATTCATAAACTTCAGTATAACTAGTAACGTCTATAATTGAACTATCTACATAATCATCATTATAGTCATAGGCTACACTGACTTTAATTTTGTGTGGACTAAAATAATCTCCTAGTATTAACATTCTATAAACTCGAATAGCATTTTGAGCAGCTATAGGGTTCATCCATCCAGTTTCTACTACCATATTTATAGGAGTATTATCATCTAAATAGTGGTTACTTTTTTGTTTAAAAAACCTATTAGTATCTCCTTCACTGTTTATATAGTAATAAGTATCTCCTATCATTACTGAACCTTGTCCTCTGTGATTATCAAAAAGAGACCAAAAACCTCTATAATAATTATAGACTAAACAGGGACCGTCTGAAGTTAAAAACCTTATTTCATTACTTTTAGCCACCATATCTGCTTTAGTTATAGTAAGGTTATTGTAGTCCTCTATAGGAGCACCTATATATTCTAAACCTAATGCTCTAGAAAGTAAATAAATACCTTTAGAGGATTTAAAAAATAACCCCTGTGGTGTAAGAACTACACTAGCTCTGACCGTACAACCTACATCAGAAGAAATAAGTTGAGGTTCAATAAAATCATCTTGTTGCCCTAAGTTATTAGGACCTGACCCTGAAAGGTAAAAAATTGCATTTTCTTTAAATATAATTAATTTATCATCCATACTTTTCAAGGCTACAATATCACCCCCTACTTGAGAAGTAAGTATGGACAAAGAATCATTAAACGATATTCCTGTATCTTCTTCTAAAAGTTTAGAATATCTTAGTTCTAATTTATTTTCTAAACCAGCTAAAAATAAACGGTTTTTAAAACTTGCTACAATAGAGGATGATGGAGGACTGAGGTTTTCAAGTACTCCTCCTGTAGTATAGATAAGTTCTTGAGTAGTTATATTTGCATCAGCAGCATGGTCAGCAAATTGTATTAAATCTACATCTTTCTGATTAAGAATAGGAGCAAATGTTTGTTGTACTGTATTAGAAGCATTTGATAAAGCCCTGTAAAAAATAGTTCCACCTGCTGCTGTTCTATATAATTCTACATAAACATTAGTTTTTTGAGTTAAGTTAAGTGAGGGTATTTTAACAGTGTTGACAGAAACATTAGTTCCAGAATTTGAAATTGTGTCACTTAGGAGAGACAACCCTGACCTATGAACATTTCCTTGAGCATCAGTCCAACTATAAATAGCATAATATAAATGATCTCCGTTTGTAACAAACCCACCAGTACCAGCAGCAGTTACAATTATATTTTCTGGACCATAATTAAAATTTTGTTCAACTAAAACATTTCCATCATAAGACTTAAGTTGACCTCCAGCAAAGTTTAAATTTTCTCCAAGAGATTCTGTGGCATTTGCTATAGCGTTACTAAAATCTAAAATTGTAGAGTTAACTCCATATAAAGAATAAAAAGTAGCTGTACCTGTTGAACCCCCTACTATTTTTCCTTGGATATTAGAACCAAATAAAAACTTTTCAGAAGTAATAGCTGGAACTTGACTTAAACTTGCTGTTCTATAAACTGCATCAGCATTAGTTCCACTATGATTATAATATCCAGTAGAATCATTTCCTGTAGGATTACCATGTCTTATAGAATTTAATAATGGACCTGCTACTCCTTGAGCTATTTTAGCTTGAATAGAGCCGTCTGTTTTCATAATATAATAACAAGAATTAAGTTCGGACTCTCTAATAGTAGGAATATAAACATTAGTGTCTACAACAAAAGGTTTACTGGTTAATCCCACTCCTCTTGCTATAGTAGTTCCTGCTGCTGGAGAAAGAGCACCTGTATTAATGTTATATTGTCGATGCCTTACAAAATGTTGATTCCACGTATAACGATCTGTAGCTACTGTACTTGCTGCTGTTGTACCTGTGCTTATGTTGTGAACCATGGGATTTTCTTGATAAACTTGGTAAAAAATATCAAAAGTAAGATCATCTTTACTTGACGCAGTTACATTTGCAACAGAGGTAGCTCCTGTTATTGCACTAGGAACATTTTCAACTACTTTAACAGCCCTGTATGATAAATTTTCTGCTGTAACAGCTCCTATTTTTACTTTAGAATTTTCATCAGCAAAACTTACAAAAAATGCTCCACTGTCCATAGCATATAAATCTAAAGCGTATTTTGGTTTGTATGTTTCTGTACTAGATGAAAAAGCATCAGTTCCAGCAGACAAACTAAGATCGGAGTCAATTCTACCAAATCTTATTTCATTGTGAGTATTGTCATGATATGCTATAGTCATAGAAGTAGGTGAAGCACCTACGTCATATAAACCATTACCATCAGTTCCATTATTTTTAAGAGTAGCTACGGTAGAAGATGTAGAAAAAACACTTGCCCACGATTGACCTTCTTCTATATAATTATTTAGAAAAAAAGTTTGATATTTTAATACATTACTTCCATCTACATAAAAAATATACAAAGACCCAAGAAAAGTTATTAACCTTACCCTACTTCCTGTTATAGCTAAAGTTTCATCATAGGCTATATAACTTTTTGTTTCTTCATCCCTAATAGTCATTTTAATGGTATTAGTTCCTGTCTGGTAAACATAAAAGTGATAGTTGTTTAAAATTTCAACTTGAATATCTCTTTGCTCTGCTCCATTTTGCACAATAGGAGTAGACTCTGGACTACAAGAATCATAACTACCTTCTGCTTGCCATCTTGTAGAGGCAGCACTATAAGAATAAACTTGGTCTCTAGAAATCCATAAAGGTTGTTCTTTAAATTTTGCAACACTTATAGGAGCTTCAACTGTAGTCGTAGAAATACCTAAAGAGTCTAAATTTTCATAACCATCTCTTTTATTAAATTCACCTTCTTTATCAAACGACACATTTTGTACAGTTACAAAAGAACCAAAAGGTTGTTGCTTTGGGTCAAACTGTGTGTTCATCCCTTGGTTTAAAGACAAAGGAACATTTTGTTTTTGCAAAGGCATAACTGCTCCTAGATTCTAGACCATTTGTTACTCGAACCATAGTAAAAATAAACTGCTTGAAAATTAGAGTTTATAACTGCTGAAGTTGAGGTATCGTCTATGGTATCCCCTGAACTAGTCCCTATATTAACAGTAATGTTATTTGTAGCAGCAGTTCCACTAATGTCTTTTATAATGTAAAACCTACCTTGAGTAAGTCCACTTGTAGCAGGTAATGTAACAGTAATAGCTGTACTTTGGTTACATAAAATAACAGCTTCGTTATCGGCAGCATTTATAGTGTAATTAGTAGAAATGGCTCCCCCACTTCTAGCTTCAAAGATATTAGCTTTAGTACCACTACTTGGAATGTTAACAGCAGTTCCGGCTGTAATCTGAACCTGATTTCCTGCATTATTTCTAAACCACAAATTTCCGTCTGTTCCAGTAGAAACACCGTAACTATAAAGAGTGTTGTTAACTGTAGGTTGGGATGTAACTCTAGTAAGGTTATAATAAGTAGAATTTAGAATAGGGTAATCACTTCCTGATTTATTTAAATCAAAATTACCATTTATAGTAATTCCATCTACTCCAATTTGAGCACCCTTTCCTGAACTGTGATCGTGAGAATCAATAGTAGTTAGGGCAGTGTTTAAATCACTAGCCCACGTTGGACCTAATCTTTCCCCAGGTGTAGGAAGAATTAAAGCCATATTTGTTGTTGTAGTTGTTTCAGCCATTTTTATATCCTTAAAAAATCCATAAGTTAACTGTTACTGCTCCACTTGATTTTAATTTTAAAAATAACTTTCTGTTAGCATAATCACCTGCATCTTCAAATACAGTTTGGGCAGCAGATTTTCTTATAACTAAATAACCTCTTGGTTTTCTTCCTAACTTGTGTTCTATATCAGTAAACGTACTTGAGTTAAGAGTAATATCTTCTAATATAACTCCGTCAATTATTTGTGAATCAGCAATAGGGTTTATAACTTCCTCTAAATGGTCTTGAGCATTGTTAAAAACTCTAGCCATTGGAAAATCAGGAGGAATAATAAGTTTTTTAAGTTTTTTCAACTAGTACTCCTAGTGTACCAAAACCTGTTATTAGCTGTATAAATATCACTTACTGTCAGTGGATTATCAGCATCCCTATTCGCTGCTGCTTCAGTAATTCTTCTTCTTAAATCTTGTTTTTGAGCCATTAAGACACTTACATCACTTTCTTCTTTTTGTAACATCCTTATAGCTGCAAATGTTATAACATATTCAGCATAGCCGTTTATATCATCCCACTTTGTACTTGAGTCTGTGCTACTAGAAAATTGCGCAGCTTGAGGGATATACCAAACCTTAACGGCAGTAGTAGTGTCAGGAGTAGGAGTAAATACTACATTTCCCCCAACCATTCTATATCTTATATTTGTTAAACCCAAAAGGCTCCAAGAACCCCAATTCTGGTATAAATTTCTTTCATTAAAGTTAAATGGTTGGAGAGTAAACCAATCATTACCATTTATTTTAGCATCCATTCCACGTAATTTATAAAAATCTGAAATATTTATATTTTCAGTAGAAGTAGAATCATTTATAGGATAAGTATCCTTATCTGCTGTTGTGTTAAATTCTTTGGACGAAACGTAGTAATCTTGTCCATACTCTTGAACTAGTATGTCATGTAACTCTGCTATACCTGCATTTATATAATCAACTAACTCCGCATCTTGTACGAAGTCATTATCTTCCATATCGGCTCTTTGCCTAGACCTAGACATAAGAGTTGCGATAGTTACATTAGCCATACAACCCCCAAAAAAAGGAGAGCCGAAGCCCTCCTAGTATTTGTCCTCTTTTTCTTCGTCTTTAGAGACACACTTCATTATAAATCCTTTTAGAGCCTTAGCAAATTTCTCTTTGTCACCTACACCGATGGCATCGAAAATAGCATCTACTTCTGGCTTGTAGTGTTCATAGGCAGAATCATGTCCACCTTTTTCCATAAATTTTTCGTTTGACTCTTTACCACTCTCATAATGTCCAGGTTTTTTAAACTTTTCCATTATGGATACAATCATTGCTCCTTTGTCTTTTTTAGGACCCATCATAATCATGATTTACTCCTTAACTAACCCCAACACCAGGCTGGTTAGAGTTCTTAACAACGATCATTATTTGAAGAACATCACCACTTCTAATTTCAGCTATAGCACCGTCTTTATCTAAAGCAAAAAGTTTAATTACACCATCACTAGATACAGTTTCAGCTTCTATTTGAAAACTTACTCCTCCACCAGTTGATATAGCAGCAGAGTCAGTAAGAAAACACTGCATAAACAAAAGAGAAGGATATTTATCAGTAGCTCCACCTGGAGTTCCTAAAGTAATATCATATTCTCCTACAGCAGTATCACTGATAGACTTGATACCAACACTTTTACTAGTATCTAATGTGGGGTCTCCCCCACTTCCAATAGTAGCAGTTAAGAATAAAAACTTAACTTCTTTATCTAGAGCTTGTACTCTATTAAAATTTCTATTAGCCATTTTATTTCTCCTTTAGTCTGAGTGACATACATCACGCAGCAAAAAAAGAGAAGCCCCGAAAGGCTTCCCATGATTAGTTAAATTATGCTAATGCAACTCTTACGTTATACCCAGGACCTCTACACCCTAACTGAGCGTAGTAACCAACTCTAACTTCAACAGAGTCAGCTGATGAGTCCCTTAGGAACTTAAGACCATCTGAGTCAAGAATCTTAGGAGCTTTACCAAGAGAGTAAAGTTTCCAAACATCCATTTGAAGCATGAAAGCTACGTTGTTAGGACAGTTTTGATCAGGTATTACCTTGATAGGACCTCTAGGACCGTGAATCAAGATACCTCTAAAACCAATTTGAGGGTTAACTTTTTCATCAACGTAAGAAACTTTAGAACCAAGAGCTTTTTCTAGGTCAGCAAAGTTTGCGTAGTTAACAAAACATACATCAGGTTTTCCACCTTCTCTAGCAACTCTAGCAGCAGCACCTATAAGAGCTTCTTCAAGAGGAAGTGATGAACCGTCGAAACGGATACCAGCTAGACGAGTGGAGTCGGCACTTCTATCGACTGAGAAAAAAGAATCCCCAGAAGTAGGAGCAGTAGAAGGAAGCCATGCTTTAAGACCTTTAACCTTAAGATCATAATCTCCTTCAGGAACGATGTAGTCAAGAGCAGTAATACCAGTAATAGTGTTAAGGTTAGCACTAACTACCATAGAACCAGCATCTCTGTTTACAGAGTCAACAGTCAAAGGACCATTAGCTCTTTTTGTACCACCAGTAGCAGCAGTGTAGAAATCAATCTGCATACCAACTTCAAAGTTAGTAATGTCTTGAGTTTCACTAAGAGTTAGAGTAGTACCAGCAACAGTAGTATCAATCTGACCGATAGAACCACCACCGTCACCAAAAAGACCGATAGCTAAAGACCGAGTAGCAGACTCAATAGCACCATCAATTTCAAAAGTAGCAGCTTCCATGAATGCATTCGCATTACCTTTAGAAGCTTCAATAGTTTCGTTAGCGATAGAAGCTAGAGAGTAATCAGAAACTCTAGTAAGCAAAAATGCTTTTAACTGAGAGTTAGTTTTGTTTGCCTGAGCATCGGAAAAGGTAGCAGATCGACCTTGAGGAATTCCATACTTGATAGGAAGCTTAAGGTTTTCACCACCGAATTGTTCATATTTAGAAACCATGGCAAGAAATGGATTATCCTTATACACCATGTTTTCAATTCTTTCATTTGTATAATGCTGCTTAAGAGCCGCAGCAAAAGTTGTCATATTTAAAGCCATTTTAAAACTCCTTAAGTTTAAGCTTAGTTTTTAGTTAATCCCATTGTAACATTCTGGCTGCACGAGCCTTGCTTTCTTCATTTGATAACATTTTATTTGCACCATCATACTGCACCTGTGCGGAGTGGTCATTGGATAATGTTACTTGCTCCAGTTCTTCTAACTCTCTTGGGTCAACACCTAACCTTGAACTTATTTTTTTGAGCTTCATAAATTTGTTTGCTTCTTCTTCTAGATAATTCTCTACTGCATCAGCAGCTTCTTCTATATCTAATATACTTCCAGTTTCATTATAATGTTCTTCTATAACATCAAAAACTAGGTCGTTTGCGTTACTTGCTTCTATAAGTTCATATTTTTCTGGATTTTGCGCTACAAAACTTCCTATCTCTTCTTGAAAATTATTTTGGACAGAATCGTAATAAGCATTTTCTTCAGCTTGTTCCTTTTCTGTTAGTCTATTTTCCAACTCCTCAAATTTTCTTCTATACTCGCTTTCCATCTCTTCTCTCATAGCCGCTAATTGCATATCGGGCGTGAGTTTTCCATCGTTTAAGGCTAATTCAGTTAACTTATCATAACCTAAACCTACTTCTTCTAAAGCTCTAAGAGGGTCGTTTCTTAACATACTCTCCCAGTCAACATCTGGCTCTGAACTTTGATTCTCGTACTCAGCTAGTCTCTGCTGCATATCCTCAAATCTTGCTTCATACTCCGCCTCTCTATCTCTTAAGGCTTTTTCTTTTCTGCTTAAAGCAGCAAATTTTGAAGCAAACTGATCTTGGCTTCCTTCTTGAGGTTGGTCATAACTATCTGCTACATAACCCTGATCTTCGTACTCTATCGAGGAGTCTAACTGTTCTCCTTCTGGGTTTGAGTCTGCGTTTTGAACCACTTCGTTTAAGTGTGCATGATTCTCTGACATAAATTCTCCTTGCTTAAATGGGCATTGCCCGATCTAGTGATCTACTATTGTTTTCTTATTATTATTCAGTAATTTCTTCTTCTGTTAACTGTGTTTCTTGTAAAATTTCCTCTGGTGGAGGTACTCCTTCCCCACCTACCATTAGGTTTTCCATAGGAGCCTGTTCTTCTTGTTGCTCCATAACTTCTGAAGCCCCCATTTGTGCTAGCTTTTCCCCCAATGCTTCAGGAGATTCTGGTGGTTCTTGAGATTTCATGAGTAAAGACTGACAATCTTCCATATATTGGCGCAATAACTCCAGTCTTTCCTCTGGGGCATTTCTCATTCTGTACATTAAATAAGCTTGCTGTACTTTACGAACAGCGTTTTCTAAGTTTTGATATGGTTCAGGTGGAAAATACTTCCCTTCATGAATCATAGTTTCTATAACTTTTTCTAAATTTTTATTATCTGAAGTTAATAAGTCCATTGTAGACTCTAAGTCTGGGAAATCTAAAAGACTTATAGCTTGTTCTTTGTTTATAAATCCTGCTGATAACATGTCTTGAACATCGGCTAATCTAGCCGCTGGAGTAGTAGATAGAGCAGAAGTTGGAAAAATTTGCATCATGTACTTGTCAGCATCCATATTTACATCTTTCCATTTTATAGTTTCTACGAATTTTCCATCACTGGATTTAACGCTGTATTCTTGATTTTTTTCATAGATGTCTTTTCCTAGATCAATCATAATTTCAGCAGCATCTAGAAAAGCTTGTTCATATCTTTTTCCAACAGACATAAACCTTTCAGTTTCTAAATCATTAAAAGTTCTTAGAGCTTTACCAGAGTCTAGACCAGCAGGTTTAACAGACTGGGCAGATAACTGAGAAACTCCGGCAATCTCAAAAGCTCTACCATATAGTCTATCTACATGAGAAAATAATTCAGGAGGTATTCCCCCTAAAGGAGCGTAAGTAGGAGGAGTTCCTGCATACTTAATAACCCCACCAATTCTATTGTTTAAGTGGGAAGAAACTACCTTAGAACTTGCTTCGACTAAAAGCTTAGGAACTGAAACAAGATGCATAGAAACTTGAATTGTTCTTAGGGTTTTATTAATTTCTAATTGTAATCCTTGTAGTTGTTCAGCTAGACCTTGACCAAAAAATCCTACAGGTCTTACGTTCCATCTAAAAAATACAAAAGGAAAATATTCTTTGTGGTACTCTTCTTCAAATAAAGTAGCATTAGATACACAAATAGTGTGCTTTCCGTCTTTTGCTTTAGGTCCAGAAGATAAATGCCAAGACTCTACTACTTTTACCATTTCTTTTAAATCACCCATGTAGCTTTCTTGTCCTGTAGTATCTATACTACTAGCTATTTCTATCTCTTTAGCTTTAGCAGGAAACATTTGTTTCAAGACATCTTTATGAATATACTTTTCTTGGTGCATCTGTCTTGGTTTAGAGTAATAACACTCAATATCGTCTACTTTTATTTCTTCTATAAATACTTTTTCTACTTTTATTTGACCTCTCTCAACATATACTTTAAGACACCCTGTACCAAAAATACAAGCATCAGTAAAAGCTAGAGCAGCTTTTTCATAAAACTGAGAATAGGAAAAAATACCTTCAACAAATTTTGTTAATTTCTGTGCTTTAGATTGTAGACTGAAATCACCCCCTGAAGTCAAAAATGTAGCTTTGGGTTTGTTTTTGGTAATTTTAGATACGACTGTATCGATCATAGATTGTACTATATTTAAAGTAACTCTGTTTATGGTGTTATAAGAGGTTTCAACTCTAGAGTAATTTACTAGGTCTAAACCACTTAAATCATAATTTCCATATAATCTTGCATACTTAAGATTGTCTGCGGTTCTATAGGCTTGTCTACTCTGAAGGGCGGAAACAAATGCAAATAATTCTTGATATAGATCATTTTTATTAGCTGTCCACCACCGAGTACCGTTAATTTCTTCAAACATAAATAATCCTATCTACCTGAGGACCAAAAAAGCATCTCATCATCTTCTTGGTCCTGTTGTTGTTTTTCAAATTTAGATTCGTCTAATGCGGTTTGAAGCTTGTCAGCATATCCATCTACTCCGTCAACAAAGCTTAATTCAGATAATTCAAACTGAATATCCCCAGATTTAAAGGACCTTACCTTGTTTTCTTTGCACCATTCAATGAATAATTTTATATCTTCTATACTCTCTAACATACTTACCTCTTATTGTTCATCTATTATATTGTCCAAATCGTCCATATCTTCTTGATATAATTTGTCCAATTCATAGCCAAATGGGTCTTTCTTACGTTCCTCACATTCTTCAGCTTCTCTCATTTCTAACTCCTTCATGTAGGCATCTGTTCCTTGTTCCGGCTGTTCTTTTGGCTTTTCAGACAGATAATGTCTGCATTCCCTCCAAGCATACAGTACAGCGTCACAGATATCAGAGTGATAAGTATCTGAAATTTTTGGTTTTTCTGGATTACGAATTTTCGAGTCCTTGTCCCATTGGACCAACATGCAATCCTCTTCAAATAAAGAACTCTTGAAGGCTTTAAATTTTTCAGTTCGTAAATCATCATTTAATAACTCAATAAATTCTACTTTCCTAGTCTTGTCAGCAGCCTCGATATTAAGACCATGCCTCATTCGAAGCTCCTCTTGAATCTTTTTACCTAAGGCTCCTGCGTCCATGACCATTCTAATAGGATTGTATAAGTCCTTGTATTCATTAATAGCAGCCACTAATTGACTGATGTTTTGTTTGTTTTTAACATGTTCGTCCACCAAGTAGACTCGCTTATGGTACGTATTATAACCGATAACAGCGATAGCGTCACTGTCATTGTAGCCAATATCAATACCAATAATATAGTTCCACTCCCCTTCAGTAGGGAGTTTATCAAAGATGTTTTTTGCTTTGCTGAATTTAAATACGAGCGCATCTCTATCCTCCACCCATTTACCAAATGTTTCTCTTATATAAGACGGGTCTGACTCATCAATCCCTCTTATTACTCTCTCTTCTGCTAATATGTCCTCTAAATTTAACTTAGGAGGATCGTGCATATAGGGATTATCAAAAGCTGTCCAGTGATGTGCTTTCCAGTTCTTTGATTGAGAGTATTCATAAAAAATCCCTGCTTTAACTGGACCTGGAGTTCCTGTTAGGTACAGTTGACCACGTTTATCTCTTAGTGCTGGAATGATAATGTCATTTATTAACTCTTTTAGGTAGGACCTGAACGACTGACACTCATCTATGTAACACTTCATTAGCTTCCAACCTCTAAATTTTTCAATTTCGGTACGGTCTTTAGCTCCTGCAATGTAGATTTTGGACTTGTTAGGAAACGCTATAGTTAACCTAACATTATCCATCTTGCACTCTAGTTCGTACTCTTCTATAATCTTAACTAAGTCAGACCATATAATAGCTCTAGCTTGTTGTTGAGTTATAGTAATATAAAGCAAATTAACTTCTTCATTCTCCAGAGCAGAGTCGATCATGTCGGCAGCTATACCGACTGTCTTACCTGCTCTACGAGAACATACAGCATTTCTAAACCTGGAACCTGAGCCACGAAAAAAATCAACCTGCTTCTTAAAACAAAATTTATCAAAAAGAAACTTAGGTTTTTCAGACTTTGTTTTCCTCTTTTGAAGCTCCGCTATCAGGGCTTCCCTGTTTACGTTTTGCAAATTCTGACACCTCGCCTTTTCTTGTCAAAGTTTCTAAATATTTGGCATCGTTTTGATCACTAGGTATTCTCATTGACTTATCATATAGTTTTCCGTCCTCCAATATACAAGACCAGTGAGAATTAAAGGCTAATGACCTACGTTCACCTGGACCTTTAAATGGGTAAACAGTGTGTAACAGGTTAGATGGAAAAATAGCAAATTGTCCTGGTTGAGGTAGAAAAGATATAGAGCCTTTTTCCAGACCTCCAGGGCAAGCTGTTTTATAAACAAACTCAATCATACCATCTCTTTGTTGCTTATAACTTGGAAGCCTTCCGTTTACACTTCTATCATCCATTTTTGGTACTTTAAGCCATATGACAGATGATAAATCGCAATAAGTATGGAAATGAATCGGATTATACTCATTCTCATGTTGACTTACCATCCACATATGGTCTAAATGAACACTTAACTGTTTTATCTTATGTCCTTCCTGCGTAAGAGAGTTGTAGACATAATTATAAAGCATATTTTGTATGTATCCATATACCCCTGCTTCTTCTAAAGCTTCGTTAGATACCCAAGGTTCTTCAGCTACTTGACCTACTAGGTTTTTACCCCAGTCAACTCTATTTGGGTCCTCTAGAACTTCATCACTTAACTTGATTAATTTTCTCAACACTTCGTCTGGCATTTGTATAAAAGCAAAAGAAGGTCCGAAGGGTTTAGTTAATTGAAACTGAGAGGCTTTATTCCACCTCTCTATTCTTTCTTTTTCAGTTTCATTTTCTTTTTTCTCTTTTCTTTCTTTTTTCGCTTGTTTAGCACTCACGTTAACTCCTATAGGCTGTTTGTTTAACTCTTGGTTTTTTAATAACAGAAGGAGAAGCTAATTTAGCTCTTTCTTCTATGTCTTTTTTTTCCTGCTCTAGTTTGATAGGAGACTTTAGGTAGATTGCCGAAACATTTGTTATAGGAATTAAAATGTGGTCTCTTTGATTTTTAATTGAAACCATTTGTAAATTCTCTATAATTTCAAGTTCAATAGCCGATCTTTCATTTATCTGTCTTGTAGCAAAAAATGTTTCTTGCCGTTTATCAAACATAACTGCCTGATAGCATCTTACTGCGTCTATATCATACTTCATTAAAACCTCCTCCAAAAAGGTACAAATTTATATTTTACTTTTTTTACAACTAAACTAAATGGTTTTATTTCATCTATAATGTTAGATTTAAGGGCTTCTTTAGCATCCCACCACTTGTCATCTTTGTAGATTTCAAAAAACTCTTTAGGGTTTACACCCATTCTTTTTGATATTTCATCTAACACTAGATTATCGAAAAAGTCAAGAGCCTTAAATAACTTTTTATTGTTTTCAGTTCTTTTAGGTCTGCCATATCCTACCTGTACTAGATGATGCATGTAAGTAGAGTTCTCACTTCCTATACGCTTGTCACAGTATTGTAAAATTATAAACCCCATAGAGTAAGCATTTCGAACAAAACAGTTAAACTTGTATCCTAAACTTTTCAGATACTTCATTTCTTCAATCATTTCTAACCCGATGTGGACTGAACCACCACCTGAGTTAATAACCATGTCTATAACCTTGTCTTTTCCATTTACTCTTGCTGCGGTTTTAAAGTCTTTTAGTGTAGGTCCTATGCTGTAGCCATTAATAGCTCCAATAGAAACATCATACTTGTTCTCTAATACTTCTTTTCTTTCGATTGATAGAAAGGTGCCTAAAAATAGCCCCCCCAACAAAGCTAGGGTCAGTAACTTTTTCATTCTTCTGTCTCCTCCGATTCAGGTTTTCTTGCGATCAACTTAGTGTCGTCGCCATATTGTTCTAATAGAGTCTTAATCGACTCTAGCTTGTCCTTAGTCTGTAGTTTTAATTGTCTTATATCCCATCTAAAATGTCCAGAGTCAATAAGTTTTAACCCATTTTTTTCTCTATGAGAATTGCGTTTAGCTATGCGGTCTACTTTTTTGAATACTTCGTCTATTAATTCTATGCTAATCTCCATCATATTGTAAGCTACTTCATGACTGCGGTTCTTAAAAGATTTCATCTACAACTCCATACTCTAAACATTCATCTGGAGTCAAGTAAAAATTCTTCTTGTAGGTCTTATCGTACCAAAACTCAGCATCCTTATTACTTAACTCTGCCATCCAAGAGCACCATTGGCGTTCCTGTTTTTCAACTTGATCTACTTCTTCTTTCGTTTCAGCATGAGACCCTCCTACATAGTAACTCATTTGGTGAGACATAAAAACACAATACTTAGACATCCTACGTTTTTTACCTGTTGCCAGTAATAACGTAGCAGCACTCATAACGTGACCATAGGCTTCTGTGACTATTCTACAGCTTGAAGAATTAAGTCTACCAATCATGGCTAAGGCATCATAAACTGAACCCCCTGGAGAGTTAATCCTAACAGTTATAGTTTTCTTACTAGCTCTTTCTAGTTCACTGAGAGCAGCATCTATAAATGCAAAACTATGGTCATCTATTTCTTCGTTAATCTGAATAACTCGATCGACAAAATTAACCCCCTGGTCAAAGAGGTAGTCGAGTCTTAACTTTTCCTTATCTACATCTTTAGTCCTGCTCATCGGGAGCCTCCGGTAGGGCAAACAATAAATATGGGTGAAAAACAAAATTGTATTTGGAAGCGAGTTTATCTGACATCCTGGTGTGGTGTGTGTAAACTGCGGCTTTGTCACTCTCATGACCTACTGCGTCTAAAAGAGTTTTCCCAATCCCCATATTTCTAAAGGTATGCTTAACATACAAAAAGTGTAACACAAGAACTCCCCCTTCTTCTGTTGCTACGCTGTAGCCATAAAGTTGAGAAGGGTCAGCTGGGT